AATTAGTTAGCTAATCAGGTCTTATTTTTGCTCCACGCCTGTAATCGACAGTCCCTGCCGATGCTAGAATTTTTTAATTTCCTAACATATTATATATTTAATATAGACTCTTTCCTTTAATTGAATTTAGTGAATAATTGTCAAATTCACAGAAGCTAAAGACTTCTGTGTTTTCTTTGGTTTTCAATATAAATTTGGCAAATTGTTGGTTTGTTTGTATATTTGTAGAAATGTATAGTATAAATGAAGATTAGAAAGAAATTTTTACAATTAACAAAATTAACATATCCTTACGGAACTGAGAATTTTTTAGAAACATTCCTGCCCTCTGGATTTCAAATCGACAAATATGGAAATTATTACCTATCTATAGGTGATAATTATTCTACCATGTTCACTTGCCACTTAGATACATCTTGTAAGAATATGGAAATGGTTAAACATGAATTCTTTGGAAATTATGTAATGACTGATTGTAAAACAATTTTAGGGGCTGATGATAAAGCTGGTATGATTGTGGTTCTTTACATGATTGAAAAGAAAATACCAGGTCTTTATTACTTTTTCATTGGTGAAGAAGTAGGATGTGTTGGATCATCTGAGCTGGCTAATGCTTTTGAAAATAAAAAAGATTATCCACAAGAATTAGACAATATTAAAAAGGTCGTTTCTTTTGATAGACGTGGTACAAGTTCGGTTATTACAGACCAATTTTATGGCGTATGTTGTTCTAATGATTTTGCAACTGCTTTATGTCAAGAATTAAACGGAGCAAACGAAGGTTTATTTATGAGAATGGATGATACTGGAGTTTTAACTGATTCAGCACAATTCATGGGTATTATTCCTGAATGTACTAATATATCTGTTGGTTATTATGACGAACACACAGTTAAAGAAAAACAAGATATTGACCATTTATATAGACTTTGTAAATCTGTTGCTAAAGTTGATTGGGAGTCACTACCTGTTGTTAGAGAACCTCAATCATATACATATTACGGAAGTGAAGATTATCTTTTTGGGGGCGGCTGGGAAGGTTGGGATGAATCACCAGTTGATAGAAGTCCTGTATTAGATTCTGAATATTGTAGAGAACACTATACATTCGTTAAGACAGAAAGTGGAGAACGAAAGATTGGTTATATTTCTCAAACATGGATTAACCATGAGAAGTTACTAATCGCTGATATGTTTAAAAAACAAGGTAGAAATATCGAGGAAATTGATTGGGATGGTACTTCTTTGTGGGTCATAGACGGTGAGAGTCACCAAAAAGAGTATGTTGGTAGTAGAAGTGATTTGGTTGAGTTTATTGATAATATTACAATTATTCCAGTAGCTCACTTAAAATATAGCTTATAAGGGTCTGGGTTTTTATATTCTTTTTGATTTACGAGTTCAATTAACTGGCTGGGAGACAATTCTTTAGGATTCCAGCCTTTTTTCTTGCAATAATCTAAAAAAAATTTTTCTCTCAATAATTTTTGTGACTTTAGTGATAACTTATTCATATTACTATATAGTAAAAAACTGAATTTTCCCTGATTTTTTAAGTAAATTTTCGTATCTTTGTAATATGTTATTTAAGATAAAAGGCATATTAGACTTTACTCCACAAGATGTGACCAGAAAACATAAAAGTCAATCTGAGTGGAAATGTACCGCAATCATCAAAACTGATTGTGATATAGCAGATTACTATGCTTGGTTCTTAAAAACAAGGTTCAACTTAGTATTGAATAAGCCTTTAAGAGGAACCCACGTTTCTTTCATCAACGATAGAATGAACAAGGAACTCTTTATGGAAGGTTCTAAAATTTTCAATGGTAGAGAGATTACTTTTTATTATGAGAATCTACCAAGGAGTAGTGGTCAACACTGGTGGTTAAGAGTGTGGTCTCCTGAAGCAGAAGATATACGTCAAGCTTTAGGATTAAGTAGAGATCCTTACTTTGGAATGCATTTAACATTGGGATATGCCAATGAAAGGAATATAGAACATTCTAAATATATCTTAGATTGTTGTAAGAGATTTGAATTGCTGAGTGGTGAACCAAGAAAAAATTTGGACGAATATGAAATCTATGAATAAATAAATTTAATTATTATGGAAAGAAAATTAGCAACTATTAGAAGAATTAATGAAATAAAACCTATCGAAGGTGCTGATGCTATTGAATTAGCTATTGTAGATGGTTGGAAAGTTGTTGTTGCAAAAAATGTTGGTCACAAAGTAGGTGACTTCATCATATATTGTGAAATTGATTCCTTCTTGCCTATTAAAGAAGAATTTGAATTCCTTCGTAAAACCTCTTATAGAAAAATGCGTGATCAAGAAGGATTCGCATTAAGAACAATTAAACTTCGTGGTCAAGTATCACAAGGTCTGATTATGCCTATTTACATTTTAAAACCACTTAGAAATGAACTCAATGCTAATATTGATCTTTTCTTAGGTGAAGAACTTTGTGTATCTGAAAAAGCAATCGGTTTAGATGTAAGTAAGGCATTAGGAATCATTAAGTATGAACCTCCTATTCCAGCTGAATTGAGCGGTAAAGTTAAAGGTTTTTTTCCTTCTTTCATACCTAAGACTGATGAAGAAAGAATTCAAAACTTAGCTGATGTATATGAAACATTCAAAGAAGAAACTTTCTATGTAACCGAAAAGTTAGATGGAACCTCTGCTACATTTTATTTCAAAGATGAAGTATTTGGAGTTTGTACCCGTAACTTGGAATTAATTGAAACCGAAGAAAATACTTTATGGAAAGTTGCAAGAAAACTTGACTTAGAAAATAAAATGAAATCTTTAGGTTACAATGTAAGTTTCCAAGGAGAATTAGTTGGTGAAGGAATACAAGGTAATTCTTATAAAATCAAAGGTCAAACTATATTCTTCTTCAATGTATTTAATATTGATACACAAGAATATGTTGGATTAACTGATTTTGTTAATACCATTCATGGATTGGAACTTGATACGGTACCTAAAATTGATACTAATTTTAAACTACCGGAAAATATTGATGATTTGTTGAAATATTCTGATGCAAAATCACAACTTAACCCAAGCTTTGATAGAGAAGGTGTAGTGATTCGTAGTTTGGATAGAAAAGTTTCATTCAAAGTTATTTCTAATAAGTTCCTGTTGAATGAAAAATAAAGATAATTAAAACAAAAAGATTTTATACAAATACAATTGTATAAAATCTTTTTTTATGCCGGAGTTACCAGAATGTAAAATAATGTCGAACTTTATTAATCAGAATTGCTCTGATAAGAAGTTTAAAAAAATCCTTCACGTTGAAAAGGGAAATAATCCTAAAGAATACCTAACTTCTGATTTTACTATTTCTTCTGATACTAATGGTAAAGAACTATTAGTTAATCTACAATTTAAAGATAAATCTGTACCAGTTTATGTATTCATGGGTATGAATGGAAATTGGAAATGGGTAGATACCGAAAATTGGAATGATACTAAGTATTGTAGATTAAGATTTGATAGTAAAGATGGTAAGTCTTTACTACTATACGGTGGTTATATGGGGCCTAAATATAAAATAGGAGAACCATTTGGTGGTGCTAAAAGAGGACCAGATCCACTTAAACAATTTGAAAATTTCAAGAATAATATATTGAATAACTTAGATAAAAAGGATTTTGATAAGCCACTTGGTGAGGTTCTACTTAATCAGAAATACTTTAATGGCATCGGAGCTTATTTAACATCTGAAATTTTAGGAAGACTGGATATAAACCCATTTACAAATTTAAAAAAATTATCTAATTTAGAATTAGATAATTTATTCAACATGATAGTAAAATGCTGTAATGAGTCATATCTTTTGGGTGGAGGTGAATTGCGCGACTGGATCAATCCTCTTGGTTATAATGAAATAGAAAAATGGATTAAATTCTATAATAAGAAAGATTTTTGCTACAAACAAAAATTTGGTAGTAGAAATATCTGGATACTAAATAAATTTAAACCTTAGATGATATGATGAGAGTTTTAACAGAACAAGAGTCTATAGAAAGTAATAAACAAAAGTTATTAGAAACTGATGCGTGGTGGTCAACACTTTCTATAAAAGAAAAAAAATCAATATTTGATTATCATAAAGATATGTTTAAACATGTCAAGTGTGTACATGAATTCCACTCTCTTAATTTCTATTCAACTAAGGTAGAACAATGTGGTAAATGTGGATATAGTAGAAACATAGAGGAAAGTAGAGACGAAAAAATAAATGATATAACATATGAATAAGGCAGATTTCTATTATAAAAATAATCTTAGAAAGATAATTGAGGAAGGATCTTTGGATTATAATCCTAGGCCAAAATATAAAGATGGAACACCAGCTCATACTAAATTTATTACTCAAGTTTTTGAGGAATATGATATTTCAAAAGGTGAATTTCCAATAACAACATTGAGAAATACTGCTATTAAAACTGGTATAAAAGAAATACTTTGGATATATCAAAAACAATCAAATTCTCTAAAAGATGCTATGGACATGGGTATTAATTGGTGGAATGAATGGGATATTGGTGATGGAACAATTGGACAAAGATACGGAGCAACCATCAAAAAATATGATCTTGTCAATACAACATTAAAATCTCTAAAAATTGATCCATATTCCAGAAGACACATCATTAATATGTATCAAGAAAGTGATTTGAATGAAACAAAGGGTTTGTATCCATGTGCTTATGAAACTATTTGGAGTGTTAGAAGTAATAATGGTGATTTATTTTTAGATCTAACTTTGAATCAAAGATCTAATGATTATATAATGGCTGGATATATAAATAAGATACAGTATGTTGCTTTACAGATTATGTTTGCTTCACATCTTGGTTATAAAGTAGGTAAATTTTGTCATTTTGTTCAAAACTTACATATATATGATAGACATTATGATGCTGCTAATGAAATTTTAAATAAGGATTCTCTAGATTTACAACCAACTATTGAGTTAAAAAGTCATCGTGATTTTTATGACTTTAATATAGATGACTTCCTAATTTATAATACGAAATGTATATCAAAATTGATATCAAATATAGAAATTGCTATATAGTTTTTGAGCAAGTTTGTGGAATTTAACCACATCCTCTCATATGGAATATGAGCGTGCAAACGTTACACCTAAACTGCATTTTAATATATATTAAATATTCATACCTATGTTTTATTTTTATGCCATATCCATTTATCTTGACCACATCCAAATATTCTATAATTACCAATTTCGTGCATTATTTCAACCTCAGTTTTTAATGGATCATATCCATTTTTCACCAATTTCTTTTTATTGTAATTGAATCTATGCCTTCTAATGCCATTAACTACCCACCAATAATTAACTGCACTTCTTTGTATAAATTTAAATCCTAATTTTCTATATAAATTACCATTAAATATTGATATATCGCTGTAAGATGTAATATCTTCTATATTAGATTTAGTTATAAAAAATTTAAAAATTTTAGAAGCTGATCCAATGACACTAACATTTAATTTATTACAAAATCTAATTAATTCATATTCTTTTTTACCATTTGTACTTCTCCATCCAAAACACATTAGACTAACTAATTCATCATTGTAATATAGTCCTATAGAATCACTAAATTTGGTATATCCTTGTATATGATTATCATTTAAAAATCTAGAGGTTATATCATTATTAACTTCTTTTATTATACATTTTCTAGCAAATATTTTGTTTTTGATAATTCCTATTTTATTAGATATAATAGATTTCAATATTTCTTTTCTATTTATCCAATCATCTTCCCAAATATGTATTAATGATATACCTATATTATCACATCTTTTTGTTTTTTCTATATGATAATTTTTATCTTTAAATATTTCAGAATGCCAATATAATCCATTAAATTCTATTGCTATTTTATTATCGGGTAGATATATATCTATTATCATCGGACTTATTATTCTACTTGATGATTCAACATATATACCCATTGACTTAATCCAATTGATAATTTCATCCTCATAAGAAGATCTATTATATTTTTTGATACAAGATCTTGAATGATCCGTATTTAAATAAGTATTAACTCCATATTTTCTAATACATGTTTCTTTTATCCTTTGTTTAACATATTCTATATCTAACTGATGCTCAACTCCATATTTTTCTAAGTAATATTTTTTAGTTTTTATTTTAAATTCATCTGTTTTAAAATAATGATCAGTTCCATATTTTTCTATAATTGTTTTTCTCCATTTATTTTTAACATCTATATTTTGAAATGATGATTTGTATCCATATTTTTCAATGTTTGTCTTTTCTGTTTTTATTTTTATAGATTCTATTTTTGCAATATTATCAACCCCATATTTTTCTATAGTTGTCTTTTTTCTTTTTTCCTTTACATCATTTTCTGATTGTGAACATTTAGCAGAACAGTTTTTTCTATACCCTTCAATCCAATTTCTATTAAATGATGTTTTCTTACCACATTTACATAAAAAATAACTATTCATATCATTTGTCCAATGCCATATCTTTTGAATAAATGGTAAGTCAGGTATATTACTACAATATGATTGTATATCATTATAAATATTAATATAATTTTTTTTTAAATAAGATTCGCGAAGTCTATTTGATTTATTTTGAGTTATATCATTTAATATTTTAATTTTTTCCGTATTCATCGTGCAAATGTTGTTTCAGATATATATTAAATAATGCATTTCCCTTTAAATGAAAAACCCTCTCAAATGAGAGGGTTTTTTTAAGACTAATATATGTATTAGTTAAGGTAACCACCAGCGTCAGTAACGTTGATTTGCATATATTGTTTTTGAGGATACCAACCAACTTCAGCTACAGCATATCTAGAACGTAAAAGCATTCTTGGAGCGAAAGTAGCTTCAGAAATGATGCTAATAGATTGTGCCATTAAATATGGAACAAAGATAACACCAGGTTGATCAGGATTGTTCTTTCTACCGATAACAATTCTGTCGTCGTTATACTTCATGTAAGGATCAACATATATAGTGATATCACCGATTTGACCTACAGGGTATAATTGACCTGATCCGTTTAATTTAGATTTAACTGGGTTAATAGTGTAACCAGCGATATCCATGAAAGCTGCTGCTAAACCTCCGTTTGTAACAGCGAATTGAGCTGGTCCAACACGACCTTCAGTTGCGATGAAGTTAGAAGCGTGTACTAATTTAGTGATTAACTTTCTTTGTACAGCGTGTGTAGTTTCACCACCTGGGCCAGATGCTACGTAGTTTGTGTTTAAATCGAAGATAGAAACACCACTTCTTACAGGAGCAGATTGTTTGTTTAATACACCTAATTCGAAGATTTTAGCTACGATTTGTTTAGAAATTGTTTGAGACAATTCGTTAACAAGGATAGACTCCATTTTTTGAACGATATCCATACCAGTGTTAGCTTTGATATCTTCAATTTCAGTTCTTCTTAATGCTGAAGATACTTCAATACTACCAACTGCAACAGTTTTAGAAGAAATTTTAGGTCCGATTACACCAGCATAAGTGTTGTCATCATCACCTCTTCCCATTGGATATTGACCAGGGAAATTACCAGCAGAAGTCCAGTTAGAAACGAAACCAGGAATATGGTCTTCTAAAGCTGAAATTAATTCAACTTGAGGATTGCTAGCCGTAACACCTACAGTGCTCACATAAATGATTTGAGAAAGCATTGATGCGCTTGGTGTAAATGTGTTTAAAGTTTGGTCGAATGTATAAGGAGCAGTAACCGGAGTTCCACCGTATCCAACTGCGTTAGCTTGTCTGTAAGCCTTAAACATTGGTAAACCATCAATACGAGAGAATCCTAAGAACTCTACGATATTTTGGTGATTGCTTGGGCTAGGATCAGTAGTAGAACCATTGCCACTAGAGCTGATGTTATACCATAATCTACCACCTGATAAGCCACCTACTGTCTGAGTGATACTTGCAGAAGCTAAGTCAGCAGTAATAGCACTAATAACAGCACTTGAGTTATCACTATTCAATTTGAATAATTGTGGTCTGAAATCAGGACCTTGTAAATCATCGTATTGGAAATCGATGTATAACAAGTCGATTTTTGGACCTGGAGAAGGTTTTACAGCAACAAGGTCAAGACCAATTGTTTGAGCTGCAATCTTCATTGCTACTGGTAATAAGTTTTGACCTAAGTCACCAGAACCAACTTGAGTACCTGTAGTGTTTACAGTTTGTCCTGAGTAAGCAGCTGGTTGAGGAGCTACTACGTTACCCATACCTGCGATACCTGCGTTAAGGTATGCGTTTTCATTGATTGAGTGGTACTCAGCATATTCTGACATCCAATCTAATCTTTCTTCGCCTTGAACTCCCATGTTCTCTAATACTGGAGCCCATTTTTTGTAGGCTTTTTGTTTGTCTATTCTAATGTTTGACATTTGAATTTTTTTTGTTTTTTGGTCTTTATAATTTTGTTATAAAGATTAAAGGTTTTTGAATCTTTCCATGATTAAATTAACTTCACTATCAGAAAGTCTATCTTCTTGAATTAAACTTTCGTGTGCAACTAATTTCTTTGTTACAGATTCATTTTTCTTAAGGTTTCTAGTTAACCAGAAATGTTCGATTTTAGATTCGGTATTCAATTCTGGATATAATCTAGCTTGTGATAAGATAGATTTTTTAGAACCCTCGTTTAATTGACTCCAGATTGGCTTAATGTTTTCAGGCATCAATCTGACTAATTTGTCCTCGATTTTTTCATTCTTAACTGAAAGTGCTTCAGTGATAAGTTTTATAACTTCAGAACTTGTAAAATAACTTCTTTCGTTTATATAAAGTTTTACTTGTTCTTGATCTTCATTTGATAATTCGTAAAAACTATCAACTTGAGACTTGTTTAAAAACTTCAAGAAATGCAAATCGCTAGATTCAGAAACTTTACGTTTTTTAGCTTCTTCTATTAGTTTGTCTATTTGTTTTGATAAATCACTGTCTGACTTACCATCAAAATTTTCTTCCATTTTTTCGTCTTCCTCATGCCCTTCTTCTTCTTCTTCGTGACTTTCATGATCTTCATGTCCTTCATGTCCTTCATGACCCTCATGTCCCTCATGTTCTTCTTCTTCTTCGTGATCATTCCACCCTTCTTCTTCTTCTTCTTCAAATTCTGGTAACATTTCAAAACCAGCGTCTTTTAAACTTGGTAATGATTCACCATTGTTTTCAAATAATTTACCGCCATTTAATTTTTCAGAAATCATACCTGCATAAGAAACAGTTTTATCTAAATTCTCAGCAATGTATTCTGCATAAGCGATATTATCATCTAAATGTTCAGCGATGTATTCAGAGTAGGCGATGTTACCTTCTACATGTTCTGCTAAATATTCAGAATAAGCAATTGTGTTATCTAAATTTTCTGCGATATATTCAGAGTAAGAAATATTCTTATCTAAATTCTCAGCGATATATTCAGAGTAAGCAATGTTTTTGTCTAAGTTTTCAGCGATATATTCAGAGTAAGCAATGTTTTTGTCTAAGTTCTCAGCGATATATTCAGAGTAAGAAATATTCTTATCTAAATTCTCAGCGATATATTCAGAGTAAACAATGTTTTTGTCTAAGTTTTCAGCGATATATTCAGAGTAAGAAATATTCTTATCTAAATTTTCTGCTACATACTCAGAATAATTGATAGCTTTTTCTAAGTTTTCTGCTAAGTAGTCATTGTGACTAACTAATTTGTCAGTTGTTGATTTTAATGATTTGTTTTCATTAACAACAATTTGTACCTTCTCAGCTAAGTAATCTAAGTACTTAACTACTTGGTCGTTAGTTTTTTGTAACTCTTCGTAGTATTCTAAGAGTTGTTCTAGCTTTTTCGGATTTAAGTTACCAGATTTTAATGCAGTTCTAACTTCTTTCTTAGTAGATGATATCTCATTGATGATATACTTAGAATAGTCGGTTAACTGATTTTTGGTAACAAATTGATCTTTGTTCATGTTGAATAAATCGTTAATTTTTGACTCATCGGACATTTCATATATCCTAAAGTTGGTGTTATTTGAATAGTTTAATGACTCATTGATTGAGCTTAATTTAGCTGATGCGAAACCCGGATCAGCAACTATATCATAAGTAAATAATTTTTTTAATGTTACAGTTCCATCAGCTTCTGTAATACCAGCAGCTCTTGATGAAACAAAAACTGGACAACCATCATCAACTAAAGCTTTTGCTTCTTTACCCCAATAGGTATTTAATAGTTTGATTTTACCATCAACTCTATTATGTTCTTTGACATAATTTACACTTCTGATAAGGTGAGAAGCTCTTGAAAGTGATGTGTCAAAAACATCAGGGTGGTCGAACTCACCATAAACTACACCCATAGTACTGATTCTTTCATTAAGTTCATCTAAGCATGGAATGAATTTGTCAGCTGTGTATATTCTTTCATTACGGTTTTTAACACCGAATTCAGTGAATATACCACCTAAAACATAATCTTTCTTGCCTGTTTGAGTGCTTTCATATAGACTTAAAGGACTTGTATTGTTTTCAACAATTAGTACTGGTTTCATTAATTAATTAATTATTTTGTATCAATATATATAACCTTGAAAAACCTAAAAAAATAAAGGGTGGATTTTTTATAGATAGACGAAAAACTTTGTGAATTTTGACTTCTATAATGATCATGGAAAATTTTATTAAGCTTGAAATTTTTACAGAAATCCAAGATTTTGATAAATTATTTATCAATTTTAAGAATAATAAATTTCATCATAGAGAAAAAGCTATTTGTGAGTTATTAGATGAAAAATTTGAAGAAAAATCAAATTTTTTACCAGTTATTGGTGAGCCATATACAAATAGTTATATGTGTCAAATTGATTTATCAAGAGTATCACATGTTATTTCACAAATTTTTTCTATAAATAATAAGTATTATGGGTTTATTAAAATTCTTGAAACAACAGAAGGTAAAAAATTAAAAGACCTTGAAGATTATTTAGTTTTAAAACCCGTATTTTGTGGTGGTGAGATAAACACATTTAATATAGATATTGATAGAGGACCAATTTATAAAAGAATACTAAATAGAAAATGATTATAACAAGAGAGATATCAGTAAAAATTAATGAGACCAATTATTCCTATTATGAAGAATTGGGTTATAATGTTACTATTGGTGAGAAATTATTAATACCAATTGAATTACTATCAACAGGTAGTCATCAAAAAATTACCTGTCAGTGCGATGGGTGTGGTAATACCAAAGATGTTATATTCAAAAACTATGTTAAATATGGTAATAAGTGGGGAGAATACTATTGTCGAAAATGCTCCGAATCTAAAAGAAAAAGGTCATTGAATATTAATCATGGAGTTGATTATCCAATTCAGAATAAAGAGATTAAAAAAAGAATACAACGAACCATGATAGAAAAATGGGGAGTTGATAATCCATCAAAATCTCAAGAATTAATTAGTAAAAAATATAAAAATTAGAATTCAAATTCTCCACCACCTTCTGCTCCAGCTTCAGGTGATCCTCCTTCAGGTGCTGGTGGTACTCCACCTTCAGGTGCTAATCCGCCTCCTTCAGGTGCTGATCCGCCTTCAGGTGCAAATTCTCCACCCTCACCAGCGGCAGATGTACCAGCTCCCATTCCTTTAGCTTTAATCCAATAAGCTTTATTTTCTTCTTTTTCTTCTGGAGTCAACTTCATTACTTTATCAATTAAATATTCAATATGAAAATATGGTTGACCATCCGCAGTTTGAATTCCTAAAAGTGTTGATAATATAGAAGATCTTTTTTCCATATTAGCTAATTTTTTCCATTCTTCAAATATTTGATTAGAATTAAAGTTGATATCTACCTGATTTAAAAATATTTCATCATCTTTTAATTCAGGAAACTCCATACACATTTGTAATTTCAAAGGTTTTACAATCAATTCTTTGAAATTAGATCTTAATCTATTGATGAAATTTGAGAATTTTACCTCATCTCTAGTCATTTCTGACGCATCTTGAAATACATTTCCACCACCATTTTCTTTTTCAAATCTTGAAAAAGGTATTTTAGTAGCTCTTTTTAGAGAGTTAAAAAACCAAGTCAACATATCACTTTCATTCAAATTATGACCTTCAGGAGAAACTAATTCCATATTTGGAGTTCCAGCATCACCTTCAGGGAACCATATTTGCTTGTTATAAGGTAAATGTTTAGAGCCGCTAATAGTTAGAGTCCCTAGGCTATCATCCCATTCAACTTCTTCAGAATAATCAGCAATTAATTGTCCAATTTGTTCTTCTGCTCTTTGTCTTGGTAAACCTTTAATAGGTATAGTAAATTTTTGATAAACAGTTGCATTAATAACATTGAACATAATTCTTGTTTGTTCAATAATTTTTAACTGATTATATGGTTTAATAAGTCCTTCTACATAAGAAGTCTCTGAATAGTCATGTTGAGTAGAATAAGATATGAAAACTATTTGAGAGTCAAGAAAAATTCTTCTTAACTGAGGATCTTCTGGATATTGAATCCATAAGTTACCGATTGTAGGTTCATAAGCAGGAACAAGTGTTTCTGGTCTTAATCTATTAAAATAAATAATATTTTTCTTTTTATCATCCCAAACTATTTCCAAAGCTACATAACCATCAATCAAGAAATCTTTTATCATATTCCAAGCAGTGATACCATCTGAAAATCCATATTTATTATAAATTTTCTCAAAATATTCCTGACATTTATCTTTGATATCTTGTGAATAATCATTGGTTAAAGATTTGATAAAGCAAAAATCTCTATCATCATTATATACAATAGATTCATCTGCTACAGTAGAAACGAAATCTCTAATTTCATCTTTGATTGAATATTCTCTTAAAATTCTTCTTTTATCAGAATAAGCTCTATCTAAATAAGGAATAGATTTTTTATTTAAAACTTGTGCAACCGCCCTTTGTGAGAAAAAGTCATACATTGAGTTTGACTTAATAGAATAAGGGTCTTCATTCATACCAACACCTACAGTATTTCTGATGATCATGTCATCATATTTCATACCCCAAGAGCTAAGACCTCTCAATAATCTATTGAATAAACCTTTGTTCTCTACCGCAGATTGTATATTGGTTGTTTGTTGGTTAAGTGGATTATAGCTAGGCATTTAAGCAAAATATTTTTTCATATATATTAAATTTAGCATATTGAGTTATACTATAATATATTAAATAAGTTTATCCACCATATTTATCTATACTTTTTTGAATTCTGGCTATGTGGTTTTTTAATAGTGTATAATTATCTAAAATATCATCAGAAGCTGTATAGAAATCTTTAATTAAAGCAGATGACATTTCTCTGTGACGTTCAGCTTTATCATCTATCTTAGCACTCCAAATACTGTATAATTTATTTGGATCATATTTATTAACTGGATGTTGAGAATATAAAAATCTTGGAACTAAATTCATACTTATCTTATGTACATACTTAACCTGGGCTAGATTATATTCGACTATAGCATATTCAAATCCATATTTCAACAATTCTTTATAAACACCCTGATAGGTCACAGGGAGTAATATATCTTTTTCAAAGTTATCTTCGGTCATAAATTTATCAAAAATAGTTGATCTTATTTCAAGTGGTATGAAGTTGAAGTTAACTCCATATACAATTATTAGATTATCAAATTTCTTAAAATCAACGGTGAATACCGGGGAGTATCTCATCCAATTGGAATCATCTAAATAAAAAAAAAAGTAAAATCCACCAACTTGTATTTTACCTATTGGAATACTCATTACATTCTTATCAGACTTGGAATATGCTTCTTGGAAGAATATTGAATTTGCTTTGAAATTTTCAGCAATTCCATCACCATGCACTAGGTTACTTAACTTAATTCTTTCTATTAATTCTCCCATATACTATCTAAAATTTTATCTATACTATTAATATCATAGTATGGTATTCTCACTAAATTTATATTATTATCTAGGCAATATTGATTCTTAATCTGATCTCTTTTTTTGATATCATTAAGTTGATCATCACCACCAAAAAAATTAATAGATTCAAAATGTTGTTTACCATCAAATTCAATACAAGTATTTAAATTTGGTATGTAGAAGTCAAATAATAAGTTATTTACATTTGAGCATCTTTCAAATTTTTTTTCCTTCTCAAATAATATTCCCCTCTTTGATAAATAATTTAAGATCATATTTTCTCCTTTACTACTTGAACAAGAGGGACATCCACGACCACTTAGGTGCGTATTTGGTTGTTGCAGGAAATCTCCGTGTTTTTTACATTTTATTACGACCTTTATTTTATCGGATTTATAACTCACTAATGAATAATCATATTTATCCTTATGTATTATATTTGATTTATTAATGAATATCGATTCGTTAATATTGGCCTTTTTTAGAATCGAACATTTTTTACATCCTCTAGATAAATGATTGATTGGAGTTTGTTTGAATACTCCATGATCAGGGCAAATAATTTTTATTTTTTTAGCCCTATTTTCATAGTTAACCAATGAATAATCATATTTTCTATCAAATTTAAGATTTGACTTTTCGATAAATTCATGTCCCCTTCTTTGATATGATGATACAATATTTCTTGAGCATTTTTTACATGGATGTCCATTTAAATGATTCTGTGGAGTTTGTTCAAATATTCCATGATCAGGACAAATAATCTTAACCTTTGACATGCAATTTTGGTAATGTACCAATGAGTAATCATATCTATTATTATATAATTTTGAGGATCTACTAATGAATTCGTCTATTGATAATCTAATTGGCATAAAGTATATATTAAAAATTGATCTGCCCTCGTAATGAAGTAATCCCAGAGGACCTTCATTATTTATATATATTAAAAACAGATTATCATATGATAAATAACGTACCAAATAATAAAAAATACCATCAAGGATTGTTCACTCCAATAAATAAAGATAAGATAATTAAATTAAATTCAATCGGTGGACTCTATTATAGGAGTTCATTGGAAAAGAAGATAATGATTTGGTTAGATAGTAATGATAATATTTTAAAATGGTCAGCCGAGAGTCTTAATATACCTTACCAAAAAACTGAATATAATGAAGTTACCAAAAGCTTAGAAACAACAACTCATACCTATTATCCTGATTTTTACTATGAGTTAAAAAGATCTGATGGTTCTATATCAAGGGTTGTTGCTGAAGTAAAACCTTCTAATGAAACTGTTGAACCAAAATTACCCCAAAATGCAACAGCTAAACAATTAAAGAATTTCAAATATAGCCTGATTATGTGGAATAAGAATTTATCAAAGTGGAAATATATGATAGAATATTGTCAGAGAAAAGGATTTGAATTCATTATTATCACAGAACAACACTTATCAAAAGGTTGATTTAAAAAACATATATCCCAAAATTAAGATACATGAAACACTACATATTACGTCATAGATATCAGTAACCCTTTTACTTTTGAATAAAACGATAAAAAATTTTATCGCAGAAATTAATAAAATAGATAAAAAAGCCATTGAATGGGCAGAAAATAATCCAACTAATACCCAGATAAAATAAAAAATCTTTGTTATATAAAAAATATAATCTGTAAAAGTGGTCTTGTCTATTTTTCTTTCATTGAATCTTACATAAAGTCTATCTTTATATTTTATATGGTAAAATTCTGACCAAATAAAAAATAAAGACATTATATGAAACATTTTATGTAAAAAACTAATCAACATCTACAATAATATTTTTTAATTTAATTAAATTACTTAATTGAAATTGAGCCAATCTTAAAGTTTTTTCAGATGATACAATATTATATATCTCGTCTTCAACCTTCACTTCTATTGGATTCCCAACAATTCTTTCATACTCATTTGGGATATTGTTAATATCTCTATCATTATAAACCTCTTTTATATATCTTTTGTGTGATTGTTTATCTATATGTAAAGAAGCTCCATCGGGTCTAATTCCCCATCCTCTTTCTGATTCTTCCCAAAATTGCATTAAAATAGTCCTCATAAATTATATTTTATAATTTTATTTTAAAAAATATTTAAAGTTTAAATTTAAAATCCACCATACTGTGTGCCTATTTGAGCAAATACTTCGTAATCTGCTAATTCAAAGTAAACATACATCATTTCTTGATAATTCTCAACATCTTGTGCAAAAACAACATTTAGGTTATAATTCATACTATCTAACTCTGTAATATATTGTGAGATTTGTGCTCTAATTTGATTTTCAACAATTTTGGAATCAACTCTAGTTTCATATAATAACTCCTCAAGGTTGCATCCGAAATTTGGATCACCTAAGAGTTCACCTTGGTTGGTAAATAATATCATTTCATATTTTTGAATAATAACATGTATGACATCATCTTGCACAAGTACTCCATCTTTATACATAGGATGCCCTTTGTATCTAATATAAAAGTCCCTAAAATCGTAAGTTTGTGCCATAATTGCAATATATATTAAAATTTTACAGCACAGATATAGTTAAAAATAAAAATGAAGGATTAAAACAAGTCTCTTAATCTTCCTATTACCGTCATACCAACAATAATAGGGTCAGTTGCAGTTTCCAATAATCTAGTATTTTCAGCTAAAATATAATTAACTTGAAATAATTTATCGATGTTTTCTCTTTTCTCAGCAAAACTCCATTGGATAAAACTTCTTCCAAATAAAGATATCATTTCATCAATTTTTTCTGGACCAAAGTTATCCATTAAAAAGTGATAAATATCTTCATAGGTTTTTGATTTATCATATACAATTGAATATAAATCATTTCTTAATTTAAGATTAACAACTGATGCAGCAACAATAGTCTCACCAGTCTCCTTAAAGTGTTGGATTTCATTCATAATAGAACGAAAATCTGGAAAGTTTTTATTGATAATCTTAATTAGGTCTTCTTTTTTTAGTGAAATGTTTTCTTTAGGTGCAATAACATCCATAATCCTTTTGTAAATAGATGTTTTAAGAAATTTTTCTTCTTCAGCACTAACACAATCAAAATTTACTTGCATTAATCTGGATTTAATACCATCAGAAATTTTATTGATATGATTGGTATTAAATATAAATCTCACATTTTTAGCGGAATATTCTTCAATATAGGCTTTTAGTGCATCTTGATATTGGGTAGAAGTTCTTTCAAACTCATCTAAAAAAACATATTTGATAGGATCCATCTCAACTTCAGTATCTAAGTCTAATCCCATATAAACTTTAGAACAGAAGTCATCAATCTTAGTTCTAAGAACATCTATTGATGTATAAAATGATGAATTTATTTCAAGAAAAGCTTTATTTTTAGAATATTTGCCTATTAAAATTCTAGCAAGTGTGGTTTTGCCGGTGCCGTAATGTCCATAAAGAATGACATTTTGTTTAATCCCAGATTCAAATATTTTTCTAATTCTTGGAAGAAGAATGATATTTTCTAAATTTTTTGGTCTCCACTTTTCACTAAGTAAAAGTTCTTTCATATGTCAATTTAATATAATTATTATGGACACAAGTTGAAAAGTTCAATTAAAAGAATTTAAATTTCTTTATTCTATTTAAGAAAGTAGATTTTAGTTCAGGTAGAAATTTTGGATCTCTTATTGTAAAATAGATGTGTATATGACTAATTTTTACATTTTCATCATCGTTAATTTCCTGAAAATTCTCTTCATATGAAGTAAAATTGTATCCGTACTCATTCATTCTCTTAACACCATCAATATACTTCATTTCCGATCCTTTAAAAAATGGTAATATTATCATTATCACATAGATATTCATACATAGAAACAATTGATTCCAGTTTCGATCTAACTGACGATTCGACATTTTCAAAATACTTTAGATACTTCATAGATTATATATTAAAATGAGAAGGATATAAAATTAATATATAATTAATGATTAAGTATGATACCAATAAATTTATAGAAAAGTCCAAATTAAAACACGGAGATAAATATGACTATTCACTGGTTGATTACAAAAATGACAGAACAAAAGTTTTGATCAATTGTCCACACCATGATGAATTCTCACAGATTCCCAACTCCCATTATGTATCTGGATGTCCAAATTGCGGACTATTGAAAAGATCAGAAAGTAGGAAGAACAATATCAATGATATAATTTCGAAATTTAGGAAAATACATTCCGATAGATATGACTATTCCAAAGTGGAATATGTTAAAATGAGAAATAAGGTTCTCATAAGGTGTAAAAAACATGATTTTGAATTTTATCAATCACCAATGAAGCACTTGGATTCCAAAACTGGTGGGTGTATTAAATGTAATAGTATAGGTAAGGGATCCTCAACGAGAGAATCTTTCATCGAAAAAGCTAATTTAGTACATCAGGATAAATATGAATATGATCTGACTGATTATAAAAAGTCCAATAAAAAAATTAAAATAAATTGTTCTAAGCATGGGGTATTCGAGATGACACCAAATTCACATCTAAATGGTAGGGGGTGTGGGATATGTAATAGAAATGGTGGAATAATTGAAAATATATGGTTAAATGAATTTAATATAGATAAAGATTACAGACAATATAAAATAGGAAATGTATTTGTTGATGGTATAGACTTGAAAAATAAAATTATATATGAATTTTATGGAGATTTTTGGCATGGAAATCCGAATATATATAATCAAGATGATGTTAATAATGTAAATGGGAAAAAGTTTGGATATCTATACAAAAAAACTATCGATAGAGAAGAATGTCTTAAACTATTGGGTTATAAAATAGTTTCTATTTGGGAATCGGATTATAAAAATAATTTAAGGTTATGATAGGTGATCGTTACAACTTCGAAGATTGCTTTTTTCGCGATTTAACCGTATGTGTATTGGATACAATTGAAGGAGAGGTTTTCTGGACGAATCGTTTTTCCTCTGGTGACAGAGAAGTTAGGGTACCATTTTATTACTCCATGACAGGTGATGAAAGATTTTTACTAGACAGCTTCACTGATGATGTAGTTTCTGATAACAGATATGTTGAGTTAAATACTGATATTATACCGAGAGGTCATCTAACTATGACTGGATTTAATATCAAATCAGATGAATTTGCTAATCCGAATGTTTGGTTAAGAATGGTAGTTGAAAATGAAACAGAAATTAAAAAAGTTTTAGCAAAAATTAGAGCAGTTCCTATTTCAGTTAAATATGACTTAGTGGTTTTGGTAAATTCTGAAATCGACTCATTTAAATGTAGTCAAGCAATTATTAATACCTTGTGGCTTTATAGGTTTATGTATTTTGAGCACAATTTCATGAATATAGATGCTGTTCTATTGATGCCTGATGATCAACAAGTTGATATATCAAGAGAAAAAAATATGACCAGTGATAATGCTATCAAGTTAACCGTTTCTTTTGAAGTTCATACTTATTATCCGGCATTTAGAAATGATAATGGCAATGACATAGTTAATCCTAAAAGAACTAAATGGTACTTGCATTTACGTGAAGCAAAAAGCAATGGAAAGCCATCAAAATGGAATAATAATGATTCACAGCAGTTAGATAAACAAAGTGAAAAAAATAAGTTTCAGGAATAAATATATATAGTAATGTCTATTAATAAAAAATGGGAAAAATTCATTTTTATTTTATTATATATAGATTATATAAAATAAAAAACAATATTTATTATGAAGAATATTAAATTAGAACTATTTAATTTCAGAAAAAATTCAAGTATGGATCAAGAAGAAGTTTCAATGATAGTTGAATCCTATATTGGATTATGCAATGAATTATCTGAGAAGCAAGTTATTAACGCTCTTAATGAAAGATTAAGAACTTATACTTTTGATAAAAGTGTTAAATCACTTCTTGAATCACTTAATACTGATATGAGAGAGTATCAGCTTTTATATGAATTAAAACATTTATATAATGTTTTGAATAGCAAAAATCAAGGAGAATTATATAGACAACCTATTAATGTCCTTTTACAAACTATCAATTTAGAGAATGATCAAGATAGATTGTCAAAAGTTCTTAATGAATTAGCTATTTATGATTGGGTTCCTGAAATTAAATTATTCGTTCATAATTTAACAAAATCTCCAGAACAAAAAGCAAATTTACTATCAGGTGGTAAAGGTGAGTCCGTTTTCACTGTTGTTGAACAAGTTGAAGATGGATATCTTTGTTTAGTAAAGGAATCATGGTTCTTATTATCTGAGAATAATGTTGAAAAAACTCTTTTAGAGACTCATGTTAAAGACAATAATAAATTAAGAGTTTTAAGAACTTTGGAAACTGCTATGAAATATGCAGATATTACTGAAGATAGAGTTAATTTCAGAATTTCTGAAAACTTAACAGTTGGTTTATCTGTTTCTAAAAAAGGAATTATCTTCATCAATGATGATGAAATGAATAAAGAAACAACTTTAGAAAATTTATTCAGTTCTCCTATCATTCCTATTGTTAATAAAAATTTCTATCCTGTTTTATTAGAAACTTCAAATAATTTAGATAAATTTGTTGAATTAGATGTTGTTAAGAGAGTTTCTAACTTAGTTAATCCTTATTTAGAAGCATTTGCATTTAATTATAAAAATGCTACTTATCTTTATAGATGTGATGAAAGATATGGTAATTCATTCTTCAAATACGAATCAGCTATTGAATTAGTAAACGAGGTTAGAAATGAATTAAATTACGATTTGACATATTTTTATGAAAATAAATTAAGTAAAGAATTAGTAAGTAAAAAGAAATTAGAAGATAAAGAAAGAGAAATTTCATTAAAATTAGAAGATGTTAAATTTAACATCAGTAAAGTAAAAACTTCAATTAAATACATAGGAGAATCTAATGTTTTAAATGTTGCTTTAGAAAATCTAGAAAAGAGAAGAAAATCATTAGAAGTAGATTTACAATCAGTTAAAGAATTACAATATAAAGAAAGAGAAAGAGCTTAATTTAATATAATAATTAGAAAAACTTAAAAAACCTTAACAATGTTAAGGTTTTTTTATTAAAGGGAGTTGCCACATTTTAATATATATAATATGTTAAAAAATAATTTTATTAAAATTCCAACTAAAGGGTGTAGAAAGTTACCATATTTTAAATCACTTGGATATGATATAACTGGTGAGTTTATTGATGTGAATATTAATCATTTAAATACTGGATCAAGGCAACTAATAAACGTAATATGTGACTATTGTAATAAAGAGGTGGAAATTACTTATAGAGAATATTATAGAAATATTTCAGTTGGTAATAAATATGCCTGTTCAAAAATTTGTGGATCTGATAAGGCTAAAGAGACAAATATTAAAAATATTGGTGTTATTAGTCATATGCAACTAAAGGAGACTCAAGAAAAGACTAAATTAACAAATTTAGAAAAATATGGAGTTGAATTTTTACAACAATCCGAGATATTTAAGGAAAAATCAAAACAAACGTTATTAAAGAAATATAGAGTTGAGCATATATCAAAATCAGAAGAAATAAGATTAAAAACATCAAAAATATCAAGTGATGTTAATTATATAAATTATATAAAGGATAATACATCTCTTTTTAAATGTGATAATAATTTTGATCACACATTTGAAATAAAAAATGATAATTATTATACTAGAAAAAAATCAAATATTCCAATATGTACAATTTGTAACCCAATAGGAGATTCATCATCTATTAAAGAATCAGAATTTTATAAATTTATAAAATCTATCTATAGTAAAGATATTATAAGAAACTTTAAAGATAAACTTGAAATTGATATATATCTTCCAGATATAAAATTGGGATTTGAATTCAATGGGTTATACTGGCATTCAGAAGAATATTTGGATAAAAATTATCATAAGATGAAATCAGAGTTTTTTAAAGCAAAGGGAATTAGAATTATCCATATTTGGGAGGATGATTGGTTAAATAAAAGTGAAATATTAAAAAGTCAAATAAGTAATTTACTAGGAGTCACAGATAATCGTATTTATGGAAGAAAATGTCATGTATCTGAAGTAGATAATAAAATTTCTAAAGAATTTTTAAATAAAAATCATATCCAAGGATATGTATCTAATAAATATTCTATTGGATTATTCTATAATGGTGAACTTGTTAGTTTAATGACGTTTGATAAATCAGAAGGTAGATTTAAAATGAGTAAAAATGGATGGAATTTATCTAGGTTTTGCTCTTTGATAAATTATAGTGTAATTGGTGGATTTTCCAAATTATTAAAATTTTTTATATCCAAAAAAAATCCTGATAGAATAATAACATATGCTGACATTTCCTGGTCTTGTGGTGATATATATTTAAAAAATAATTTTAAGATATCATCTATAATAAAGCCGGATTATAAATATAATGTAAAGGGATTAAGAAGAAATAAACAGGGATTTCAAAAAAAGAGTCTAAAAAAAATGGGATTTGATATATCAAAATCGGAATCGGAAATAATGAGTGAAAATAATATTTATAAAATATGGGATTGTGGTAAAATAAAATTTGAAATAAATAGTTAGTAAATGAAGTTAGAAATAAACTATGATAAATTTAATGATATTGAATCAATACTGAAAACAATCATATAAAAGTAATATATACTAAAAATAAGAGGTTGTCTCTATAAAAAATAATAAAAAGCCTATCTATTTGCATAACAGGGATTTATTTAGCGAGATAGTTGTCTCGAAGTCCCAAGGAAAATTGACCAATAAAGCTAAATTAATGTTAGAAATTTTAGCTAAACGAACCATTAAAAAAATGAGATATTGGAGTAATGATGATAAAATGGATTGCTATCAAAGCGGTCTATTAGATATGTTCGGTAACTGGTATAACTTCAATGAGGAGAAGTCAGATAATCCGTTCGCATACTTTACTGAAGTGTTCAAAAGAGGGCTTGCGAAAGGATTTAATGAGATTTATAAGAAAAAAGGAGATAATGAAAATCTCATTAAAGTAATAAGTATAGAGTCTTCTAATGATGGGCAGGGGTTACATTCGTTATAAAGTAAAATTCGATAATTCGTTTGATATCATAAAACTTATTTATAACTATAATATATAATATTATGGATAGACTAGAATTAGAGATACTGGACAAAATCTTATGGGCTGAAAGATGTGTTAAAAAACACATATTATTATATAATAACATTATTGATTTTAATATCAATAATCCTGATATTCCATTCAAAGTTAAAATTTATAATTACTATAATAATATAGTATCAATACCAATATGTAAAATTTGTACAAATCAAGTTAAATTTTACAATGGTTGTTATTCTGTTTATTGTAGTAATAAGTGTTCAAATGATGATCCAGATTTTAAAAAAATTAGAGAGGAATCTATGATTAAAAAATATGGAGTAAAAAGTTTAATAGGAAATAAAGAAGTTAGAGACAAAATAAAGGCAACAAATTTAGAAAAATGGGGATTTGATATTGCATCAAAATCAGAATTAGTTAAAAATAAAGTATCCAATTCAAAAAGAAATATATCAGCTGATCAAAAAAATGAAATAAATAAAAAAAGACAAAATTCGACTTTACAAAAGTATGGAGTTGATAATGTATCAAAGTCTGATGATATAAAATCAAAAACAATTGAATCAAATCTCAACAAATGGGGTTATCAATTTCCAATAATGAGCAAGGAAATATTAGAAAAAAGAAAAAATAATTATTTAGAAAAAACTGGTAAGGAACATCATTTTCAATTTGAAGATATTTTGAAAAATATGCAAGTTTCTAGAAAGAAAAAAATGACAGAAAAATATCTACTTAAATTAAGTAATCTAAATTTGGATGTCAAAAGTTATAATGATGGAAATGTTGACATTATATGTAAGAATTGTAATTCAGAGTATAATATATTAATATATGTTTTATATCAAAGAGTTAGTACTAATAGAACTATATGCATCAATTGTAATCCATTATACAATAAAACATCATCATATCAGTCTGAAATATTAAGCCTTTTAGAAGAAAATAATATCGAATATATTAAAAATGATAGAACTATTTTAGATGGGAAGGAAATTGACATATATATGCCAAATTTAAATTTGGCGATAGAATTCAATGGATTATATTGGCATAGTGAGCTTTATAAAAAAAGATATTATCATTTAGATAAAACTAAATTTTGTGAAGAAAAGGGAATAAATTTAATTCATATTTGGGAGGATGATTGGAGAAATAAATCAGATATAATTAAATCTATTTTATTAAATAGAATTGGTATTATAAGTAATAGAATATATGCCAGAAATTGCCAAATTAGAGAAGTTTCTTCTGATGTTTCAAGAGTTTTTCTAGATAATAATCACATTCAAGGATTTTCTGCATCATCACTAAAATTAGGATTATATTATAACAATGAGTTAGTTAGTTTAATGACGTTTGGATATAGATTTACGAATTCAAAGAAAGAATATGAACTAATTAGATTTTGTAATAAGATTGGATTTTCAGTCATTGGAGCTAGTTCAAAATTATTCAAATATTTTTTGAATAATTTTGATTTTAATAGAGTTATATCCTATTCGGATATATCTATGTTCACTGGTGGTATGTACGAGAAGTTAAATTTTAAGTATATCTCTACATCAGAACCCAATTATTTCTGGATAGTTAATGGTGTCAGAAGACATAGGTTTAATTATAATAAGAAAAAGTTAATTAAAGATGGATTTGATGGTGCTAAAACCGAGGTAGAAATAATGCATGAAAGAGGATATTATAGAATATGGGGGTGTGGTCAAAAAAGATGGGTGTATGAAAAAATGTAAAGTGGTTCATCATAAGAAGGAACCATATGATATATTAATCGATCGAACAAGTAAGTGGGGTTGCCCCTTTTCATATAAAAAGGGAACCAGAGCCCAATTCATATTATCAACAAGGAAAGAGTGTATTGAAGCTTATAGAGAATGGATCACAAATGGTGATGGTAAATATCTATTAAATGACTTGCATGAATTAAAAGGTAAAACCCTTGGATGTTGGTGTAAGCCAAAGACTTGTCATGGTGATGTATTGGTGGAATTGGTAAATAATTTAGATAAACCTAAAATTGGATTTGATATTTAAACAGAAGATATTCTTTTTAAGGATATATTATAATATTCTAATTCCTTTTCTATTCCTACAATGGTAGAATGCTATCCCATTTACACCTTGTTGTGCCATATGGTAAATCTGCACATATCATATCAACGCTTTTGTCTGATATTTTTGGCAGTATATTAAAGCAATCATCATTATATAAATCCATCTTATTGTTCATAAGTAAAAATTTGATTTGGATTTATAGTAGCTTTTACTTATAATTTATTTAATAGGGCAGTATGTTGCTGTGTAGATATAATTATGATTTTGTTTTATAGATACACCAAGTGATTTAGCTGTTGTCTCAATGTCTGTGTAGCATTCCAGAAAACTACCACCTACCATAGTAACTTCACTTCCTTTTAATTTAACAAATAATTCATATAATTTCTTCGGGGTGTGATACCAAACATGCCGATTTCCTATATAAACAATAATAGTTCCTTCAGTTGTTGGAAAATAATTTCCTCTTCTCAATAAGCCCTTATCTTCTTTATATTTAACATCTTTATATGTTTCTTTATCTAATATTTTTTTATAAAAATCAACATCAACATCATATTGGTACCTCTTCTCTATCAAATCCTGTTCCCCGAAATTATATAAATCAGCATTTGGTATATCTGGCTTTTTATCATATAAATAATCTTTATCTACATTTGTTCCTTGATAGTGATTATCCCATATTTGATAAACATAAGTATATTTCTGAGCATATTCTTTTAGCTTTTGAACATAATTATCAGTAAAGAATTTTTTAAATGCTGGTTGCACATCTACTATAATTAAATTGGATTCATTATTAGAAGATTCATTTATATTTTTTGGAGCAACAGTAATTGTTTGTTTCCAAATTGGATCTGATACATAAGCAACTCTATTTGTACCATGTACAGGTATTTCTTTAGAGTTATATCCATTGCCAAATTTAGAAATTTGATTATAATACACATCATAGTATGGATCCATTCTCTTTAAAGCAACAGATATTGTCTTTTCAACATATACTTGGTCATAAATATCATAGAAAATACAAATTTTATATCCTGGTATTCTCTTTTTAACTGATAAATCTCTTAGTTTTCTACGACCTTGGCCACTATCGGATTTATTAACTAAATGACGTGTTACTTCTACTTTAATAGGTAACTCGTCATCTTTATGGTCACTTAATTCTAAAAAATAATCTTCAACTTCTTCAATATCCTCAGATTCTTTAGATTCTCTTACTTTTTCACCCGGTCTTAATACTTGTTTATATCTAAAATCGTGTAAGTTATCTTGAATAATTATTATAACCTCACAGAAATATTTACCCGAATTGATTATTGTTTTAAGTCCAAAAAATATATTTATATTCCAATGATTATAGAATCTTTTAAAATATTGAATGAGTATTTGTTTCGCATAATTTTCATAGTCAAAAGAATAATTTCTAACCATGTATGGATGTTTTAACTCCATACTCATTATAATAGAATCCGCATCAGGATTAATATTATCTCTATTATAAAGATTATGAATAGACATGAATTTAGTTCTCCAACTTGACCATAAAGAATTCGTGACTTTATTTTCATCATAGAATTCAATTTTAATATCACCACTATCTACTTTATCAATGAAATGTGTTAATATATCATCTTTATATAATTCGGAAAATGGGTGTTTATTTTCTATATTATAAATAATTGGATCATTAAATGCATCAAATATCTTTAGATACTTCATATATGTATATATTAAAATTATATTTTATTTAAATGACAAATTAAATAGATTTAATCTCTAAGTGCCAAACCAGCTAACATATCTGTTGGAGTAATTAGACCAAAACTATAAGTACCCGACTATATCCATATTATATATATTAAAAATAATATATAACCTAATGAAATATTTAAAAACATTTGAAGGCTTCTTTGGAGATGGATATGAAACCACTTATTTGGCCCCTCGTTTTCCGATACCTGCCGTCGATAAAGATTTTATTAAACCTAAAATTGTTGAAGGAAAATTACTAGATAAACAAAGAATTAATAATAGATATTATTTAGTCTTAGAAATTGATGGTGATCCAGAAACTATTGAAGTTGAAGTAAAAGACTTTATAAATAATGAAATTGGTGATGATATACAAATAAAAAACCCACTTAGTTAAGTGGGTTTTTTTAATTTATTTAATAATTAAATAGGTAATTCAGTTTCTTCTTCACCTTCTTTCTTTTCCTCTTCACCTTGAGCTACTTCTTCTTCACCTTCTTCTTTCTTTTCTTGACCTTGAACTTCTTCAAATTCACCTTGTGATTGGCCTTGAGCTGGTTGAGCTTGTGGTTGGCCTTGGGCTTGTGGTTGTCCTTGGGCTTGTGGTTGGCCTTGGGCTTGTGATTGAGCTGGCTCTGATTGAACTTGAACTTGAGGCTGACTTTGAGCTTGACTCTGAGCTTGACTTTGAGCTTGAGGTGATCCACCAAATAAAGCTGATGGTTCTAACTTATCGATATTTAAACCTTGTTGTAGAACAAATTTTGTAATTTCTTCTGCTAATTCAACATCAGAGAAAAATTGTCTCGCATTTTTATCTAAAGTATCTTTAACTTTTTTAATATAAGCATTTAATAAAGATTGAGGTATATCCGCAGTGACTCTTACTTTATATACATCATCAACAACCATAACGCTTTCTTTAATCGCTTGGTCTAATTTTCTTTTTTTAGAATATGATTCAAATTTTCTTACATGTTTCATTTTTTAAGAAATAATTTTTTTATATTACTATATATTATAAACAAAAAGTCATTTTTTTACAAATAGCAAAAGTATAATTCCGACTATTGTTAATCCACCTCCTACACCAAATGCTACTGTTCTTTGAACTTTTAATTTTATATTTTGAACTTTATAATTACTAATAATAGTATCCTTTTTTGCTAATTGTAAATCTGATAATAATTTGTCTTGCTTATATCCATCTATTTGTGATTTTAGGTTAGCTATTTCTAAATTTTTTCCATTATTTAAGTCTTCTAATGTAGATATTTTTAGTTTTAAAGTAGCCACTTCTTTACCATAATTATCTATAACCACGAGATAAGATGAATCTAATTTGTCTTGTTTTGTTTTATATTCTTTTAATAATGATAATAAATCATAATCATTATCTATTTTTTGAGCTTGTTGAATTGTTATAATAACACCTAATGTATCACCATTTTTAATATAATATGATGGGTATATAGTTTGTGATTTTAAACTAAAGCTAATTAAAATAAATATCAATATTAATAGTTTTTTCATATTAATTTAATTTCTTTCTAAGTGAATTTATTAAATCATCACCAGTTCTTTTAATAAATGTGTCATTTTTTATTTTATTATTAATAGAATCCACTGAAGATTGTAGATTATTTAAATTATCTAATGATTTTTGTAAATCACTTTCGATATTTACTAAACTATCATTAATTTGTTGTAATCTTATATATTTTAATGAGTCTGCACTTTGTAAAGATTTATAATCAGTTTGTAGATTATTAATATTATTTTGTAATGAATCTCTTTGCTTTTGTATTTGTTTAATTTGATTTTGAAGATTTTGATTATCTTTGATACCTGAAAAAGTCCACATAATAATTGTTATAATAAGACCAATAATAGAATAAACTATTTTTTTATTGGAAATATCAGATGTTTGTTGATCTTCAGCCATAAATTATTTTATTTTTACAAAAACTTTGTCTATATTTGTAATATATATCTAAAATTATTTTCTCTCTAAAAATAAATAAATTCAATGTTTAATCGTCTTATTAGTTTTGATTTCGATAACACTTTAATTCACACACCGACTCCTGAAACTGGAAGATTAGAGTGGGAAAATAAAACCGGATTGAGTTTTCAAGGTAGGGGATGGTGGGGAAATCCAGAATCTCTGAATACCAAGATATTTTATCCTGCTTTAAACCAGTGGGTTTTCAACAAATTTGATGAATATCAATCCGATCCTTCTAACTATGTTTTTATTGCAACAGGTAGATTGAAAAAGTTAGAGCCTCATGTAAAAAAGGTTTTAGATTTACATGATATTAAATGTGATGTTTATTGTAATACAGGTGGAGATACATTTAACTTCAAATGTTATTTATTTGAAACATTAATCAATGTAAATCCTAACGCTGAAGAGCTTATACTTTTTGATGATAGACATGAGCATTTAGATAGATTTGTAGAATGGGGAAAGAAACAACGTATTAAGGTAACTATTATTGATGTAATTAACAAAAAACAAATGTTATAAAATGTTACCTAAGATATCTGAACATAAAAAATAGATTCAGTTTTAATTTACTCTAATGGAAAAAAATAAAATTTAATAAATAGTGATATATGCCAACGATAACTAAAAAACAACAACAAACTGATTTACAAGATAAACTCAATTCACCATACATTGTATGGTTACACAATGATGATTATAATTCATTTGATCATGTCATTAATTGTATGATGACCATATGTGGACATGAGTTAGAAGTGGCTCAACAAATAGCACATATTGTTCATTTTACTGGTAAATGTGACGCTAAAAGAGGATCCTTGGAAGAAATGACAAAAATATACAATAAATTGAAAAGTAATAATTTAACTGTTAGCATGGAAAATGCCTAATTACAATTTAAAATTCCCACCAAAATACTGATTGCCGTTATTATAAACATGATTTTGAAATTGTTTCATCATCTTTCTTTGTTTATTTATATTAATAATAGATGAATAGTCAGCTGCTTCTGAAAAGTCTGCTTCTTTCAAGATAAGATTAAAATAGTTTCTTGTTTCTGTATCTAAGAGAGTAGCCGCATAATCTTCACACATCTGTCTAAAAT